ACCGGCTACAAAGTTATCGGATTGTATAGTATCTTGGAACATAGCAGAAGTAATCACCGCATTACCAATATTGGCACTATTAACAATAATTTGATTAGCACCAATTGCATTAGCAGTAATACTATTAGCAGCAATCTCACTGGCTGTTATACTATTAGCAACAATGGCATTCGCTGTTATACTATTGGATGGTACATTCAATGGTGTTACTGTTGCCCATGCACTAAAGTTTGACGCTACACCTGCTTGAGTAATACCACGTACTCTATAACGATAGGCTGTACCAATCGTCAATCCATCATCAAAGAATATTCTAACAGGTTTAGATACATCAGCAACCTTCTCGCCATTACCACTTCCACTATTCAAACGTCTCCACACTTCAATATGTGAAAAGTTAGCATTCGTTGGGTTCGTCCATTGTACTAATGCACCTTGATATAATGCAGTTACACTAATGGAGGTAGGTGTATTCGTTGCAGTAGTATCTTCAGCTTGTGTAACACATTCAGCATCCGTCCAATTACTGACAACCGTACCACCTCTACGTGCTCGTACTCTAAAACAATATTCTACTCCAATATCTCCATTAAACTGGAAGGATACTATGGAACCCGTTCTAGGGTTTGATACTACTGAAGTATTGTATAACACTCCAGCCTCTCGTATTTCTAGATCATATACAATATCATCACCGGTAACAACATTCCATGTTAATACAATATTAGCCACCTGTGTTCCATTTAACAGGGTTGAAATATTAGAGGCTGCTACTAACCCAATTGGATCATCAGGATCAGGTGGTGGCGGTAATAGGAACTGTGTTAATACACTGGACTGTGCGCTAAAGTTTAATTCATCTACTTTACGACTCCATGTATCATATCCTGCTACACGTACATAATAGGTTTCATCTTGATCAGCTTCTACAATGTGAGATAAACCAATATCTTCTTTAACCCTATTATTTCTAGAGGGTGTAAAACCTGATGTAGTGGAATGTACAATTACATATCCTTCATGATCAGCTTCAGTAGATTCAGTGTGTTCAACTTTATATGATCCAATTAAGGATTCAATATTGGTAATAGTAACGGCAGCAGGTGCAGGGTTAGTAAATGTAGTTTCAACCTCATCAGGTGATACTCTATTCAAAACATCCCGTGAGGTTACTGATACATTTACATCTCTAATAGCAGTATCTAATCCACTCGCAATAATAACTTCATCACGTGTAATTGTTTGGGTTTCAGTATCTGCAATGTATATTTTCATTACATTATCATTATCATCCAATAATCGAACAACATAATCTTTTAATACCGTACCACCTAATTGGGTTGGTGCATCCCATACGGCTGTAAATTGTCCAGCATTAAAGGTTGTACCACCATCAATTAACTCTAGGTTACTAACTGCTTCAATTGGAGAATCCTGTCCACCTATATCCAATTCAATGGAACCTTCAGCAGGTGTAGACATAACTCCTCTAGTATTAACAGCACTGACCAATACTTCATAGTATCCCGGTAGTGCATCATCAATAATAAATTGTCCTTGTGTTAAATCATCAGACATAGAATACTGTCCAACATTACGACGATAACGCAAAATGTAATGTGATAAGTATGGATCAATCACTTCATTCCAATTGACACGTAATCTAAATCGTATGGTAGAATCTGGTGTTAATATTGATTCAACATCAAAACTTAAATTTTGTGGGGTTGCAATAGTAGAACCACCAATACCAATACCCGGATCAGGTAATACAATACCTTGTTCTACTCTGTCATATTTTAATGGATCATAGGTAACGGCTTCAATACTTAATATACCCGTAGCATCTTGTTCACTAACGGAAATAACTTTAAATTGTCTAGGTGCTACACTTCCAGTAATGTAATATTCAGTATTCTCACCAAAATCATCTAGATCAAATGCAGTAGGTGATACAGCCACAAGGGTTGTTGGTGTACCTATTACAGTAAACCCAGTATTCACAAACCGTTCAATTTCTAATCCAGTGGGTGTTACTAATCGTATACGTTCTCCACCTGCAAAGGTGTACGGTCGATCTAATGTAACTACAAAACCGTTGGTTGAAATGTTAGCCACTTTACCAGATGATTGGATGTTGGTGTAATCATTATCCAATACATTGAATACATCACCCACATCTAAAAAGGCATTCTTCCAGCCTACTGTGAATGATACAATCTGATTAACGGTTAATGCACTGTCCAATGCCCATTTTGCTAAACGTCTAGCCTGAGTCTCTTTAACAACACCCATGGCTCCAATTTGTAATTCATTATAACCAAACCGTTCCAATTGGGCTGCGGTAGCCTGTTCATTAATCACTTTCGGTAAATATCGATCAGTAATATCATTAAAGGTTACATTTACTGATGTAATTCTATTCTCTCTTGGTGTTGATGAATAACTAAACTTACCATCCTCAACGTTGGTATTGTTAATAGTATGAGAAGGGTCTTGAGGACGATCTTGGATGAATCGTATTAAACCCGGATTAGCATATACTACACCTCTACAGGTAGCTGCAACCGCTTGGATCACCTTATATGGGTCTTCACGTGTAGCAATATTACCATTGAATGTGAATCGTGGTTCATCATCTGGAGAATCAACAAAGGCTTCAATCAATTCCATGTTATACAATGATGCTTCATAGAATGAATATTGATCTAATTCATTTTGGTTTAACCCTAATCCCCAACGATCATTCAATAATAGGTTATAACATATCCATGCTGGATCATCACAAAATGCATCCTTAAAGGTTGCACCATCCCATACAGCACTGTAGGATGCATAACTATCAACACTACCATCAGTATTATAACTGGTGGGTGTATAGACATTAGGTACTTTTAACTTAATACCATCAATTAAGAAGGATTGAGTAGGAATCCTACCACCGGTTGATTCTGAATCAATGGATAATCCTACAACCGCAGCATCATTATATGGAACCTGCATGTCCAATAGGTCAACATATGCCCAAAAATCTATGCGATCATTGATACGTGTTGATTCAGAGGTTTCAGTGGTTCTACGTACTCTAACTTGCCATACTCCAGAACCACTTGGACGTTCAATTCTATAGGCTTCTTCATAGGATGATGTGGTTTTACCGGATATAAACTTACTGAACACTTCAGTCCATGCTCCAGATGTGCCTAGACGGGTATCTACTGCGACACCAACGACATATCCATTCAAGTCACCCGTTTCCTCATCTAATCGTGTAAGTCCGTTAGGAAGCCTCACAATCACTCTGGCAGCATCCGAGTTTGCATCAACACTTTGGGTTACTGGTCCATCATCTTCCACTTCTATGGAGACTACATTAAAGTCTTCTTGTTCAGTAAAACCTACCAACGGTTCTTGAGAGGATAATCCATTTCTATAATCAATAGAGACACCGTTAAAGGATGCATTACCATCACTATCGGTTACTGGAGTTTGATCAAAGTATACAGACTGTAATGGTTCAGACGGTGCGCCTACAATACCTTGTATCTCACCTTCTGATAACACATGCACCAGTTTAGCAGTAGAACGACTCTGAAGTGTATTCTCAGCCTCTCTAGGGGTTCCACCGGAACCACCACTCTTACCACCTCCAGCACCTACAATTTTTAGTTTATTATTCTTCATAGTATTCTCATCGGTTTATTATTATTGGGAACCATGGTGGCTGAAGAGGAGGAAGAATTGACCCACCACCTGAACCATCATCACCCGGATATATTGGTGTTCCATAATTCATTAATTGTTCAACATCTAATCCAGCACTTACTAATGCTGAACCTGTTCTAAAACGTCCAAACACTAAGGGAACAGGTTGACCTTGTTGTGAAGTGTTTGTAGCACCATTGAATAAGAACGATGATCGCTCTTCAGGTGTCTCTCTAGCATTTGGTACATCAGGTGCAAAGAATGCTTGTAATATCATACCCACACCTGTAGAAATTAATGCAGCACCTAATGGAGCATTAATAGGTGATAACAATACACCCGCTACAATTAACAATACACCAATGATAATTTGTCCTAAACGACCACCAGCACCTTGAATGTAGGGAATAATGTATAAATCATCCTGTTCAATCTCACGATCTATATCCATTTGGGAAATGTTATCTTCATCTTTATCACTCCCAACATATAGATGCCACTTGTTAGGGGCAATCAATTGTTTAACCTTATTACCATAGCGTGATATTAATGCCCTAATAGCCATTCTAGGCGTTTGTGCGCCTATCTCAATGATACTATTACCACCACATAGTTCTTGTAGTTCACCTTGTAGATGTAATTTAACCTTTTTCATATCGTAATACCTTTGTAATTTTACTATGCCATTTAGACAATATTTCTTCACCACTTAACCTATTTGTTAAATGATGTACAATTTTACCATCACCTAAGTAAATGGCACCATGTGTAGCCACATCCGATAATATAGCCATTAATACTAAATCTGATCGCTGTATATCCTTCAATGGTACTTCATAGAATCCTACAGCCTTATAATTCTCTTCGTATAAATTGACAGAATGTGGAGGCTTATGTTTACCATCTTGATAAAAGAATCCAACCTCTCTCGGAAAATCTGGAATGGTAATACCATACTCTTGCCAATAATGTCGTTGTACTACACTTAAACAATCATTAACACCTGAAATGTAATCATTACCTTTAACCTGTTGTTCATAGTCTGGAAAGTACACAGGATCAGATACATCCTCACCACTTGTTGATACTATTCCAAAAGGTATGTTCAATAACTTCTGTGTAACCATATCAGCATAGGATGGTGTTCTAGGATCATAAGGAACACGATCAGGTCCAATACATTTCTCACCCTTCTGTACAGTATGTGAATGTAATAACAGCGTAGGTGATACCTTCTGAAACGCTATAGGATCAATTTCAAACTGTTGTGTAGGGTTCGTATGAATGTTATCAAAGAAGTGTAGGGTATCATCCTTAACACCGATTACAGCTTCATTAGGAAACTGTTCTAAGACATAATCATTGATTAGGTTTAATAGTAGTGGATCAGTAATCATTATCGTCTATTTAACCCTGATAGTCCTGACATGGGTGCCCATAATGCACCTTCAACATCATCACGTAATATTTGTCTACGTGGAATCTTTCTACTTGGAGTATCAATACTGGTACCTATTACAAAGGATATAGTATCTCTGGATAATTCAGTCATCTGTATAATACCATACCGTTCAATAGGCCAATGTTGATTCTGATCAGCATCCGGTTGACCATCTAAAAACATAGCCAATGTTCTCCAACGTATAACTTCAGCACCTACTAGATCACCTAATGTAATTACATCGGACATAACGGTTCTATTAATATTGGATATTGCAAAGGTCATTCTAGGTGGAGCACCTTCCAATGATCGATTAATAGAGGTTACTTGTACCGGTAATGGTAGATAGGTATTCCCTCTCCATAGTGTAGAGCTATCAATATGTGGTGAGAATCGTAAGGTTTCTGTACCTCCAATTGAGGTTAAATCCAATTCAAACAATTCTACAATATTATTAATTGCAAAATGATCAAGTTCTTGAGCAATAGTCATTCTTCAAATACCTGTTTAATTTCAAAGGTTAGATCATATACTTTTGCAATATTAGTAATGGCTGGAGGTGATATGAATATCCATTTAGAGGTTACTGATTCACCCGGAGGTATCCAATCCCATGAGGTTACAAACCCATGATTATTCCAAAAGGTTTTAAACAATGTACGTTCACTTTCGGTTAATGGATACGCTCGAATATTCCATGTCTTAAACTTAGCATTAACGCCAATAGAAGCCCGTTGAGAATATCCATCTCCATATTCTACTGCATAGAAGCGTTCATTTAAGTTTTCAACGCTATCCTGTTGTATTTTATTCTGTATTGCTGTTGGTAATATAGCCATTATAATTTTCCTTAATATCTATTCGGGATTGTGTTCAACATGTTACCTGCTCTACGTTGATCAATCATTTGTGCTTTAATCTTACGATCTATTAATTGATTCAATGCTGCTGCGGTCTTATCGGCAGTCTCTTGTGGTTGATCAGAACCAGTAACGTTAATAACATTACTAAAGTTGTATGTAACACCACCTGAACCACCACCTGACGCTGATACACCTAATCTACCTTGTGAATCTCTAGTAAGCGGCATGATAGCTTCAGGAGATTGTTCACTGATTTGATAACCACCATACATTTCTGTACTGTTAACTACTCCACCTTTGGCAAGTCCACCACGCATTCCTGCACCAACTGATGCTCCACCACCACCTGAACCACCTCCATCACCAGATGATCCACCAGCAAATGCTGATATTATACCTGTTAATAACAGTTGGAATATTGAACCACCTCCACCTGATCCACCTTGTTGAGGTGAGAATATTTGACCAATTAACTCTTGTATACCTGAACGAATTAACATTTTACCAATATCACTAAAGAAGCTATCAAACTCTAATCGTCCACTCTCTAGGGAATCAATAATAGAGTCACCTAAAATGTTTCCAAAGCTTCTTGATAATCCGTCAATAAAGTCTCTATAATCATCCATCTCTTTTAACAATTCTTCATTTGCTTCTCTTGCAATTAGAATACCTTTCGCTCTAGCAGCTACTTCTTCTTCAGCTAAATCAGGAAACTGTTCACGTATATCTAATAGTTCACGTTCCAATTCTAATCTACGTGATAATTGATCACTACTGGTAATTTGACCATTGGCTATTTCTCTACCAATTTCTAATTCGCGTTCTAACATTGCATTTAGTTCAGCACGTTGGGACGCTACAGTAAATTTGTTATACTCTTCATTAATCATTTCAATGGTTTCATGAATCTTTTCAAACCATGGTAATAGAGTACCAGTAGTACTAACATTGTTAATTTCTTTTTGTACTTCAACAGTTTCAACTAAAGTATCTTTGGTTCGTTGAGTAGCTACAGCCAATTCCAACTCTGCCTCATATTCCTTTTGTTGTATTTCCAACCTACGCTCACGGGCAGCATTAACTTCTTCTTCTGCTTCTAATCTAAAGGGTTCGGATACTGAACGTTCTACATCTAATTCGTTACGTGCAATTCTTCCACGACCAAAAGTAAGTTCCACTGAATTTCTAATATTACTTAATGGAT